AGTTGCATACACCACGGACACAACCCTTGAGATAATCTTTTTTCGATTTCTCCTCGTTCGTCTATCATGTGTTTCCCCTCGGAACTGGTATCAAAATCAAAGTCGGGGGGTGGCGAACCACCCCCCTTGTTAGTGCCGCACTAACATCACACACGGAATATCCAATAAACATTATCATCAATCCGTCTGCCCACTCCTTCGACCTCACTGGTTGGCTTGTCCAATGGGGTCATCATCAGTAGGGCAACCTTCTCTTGCATCCGCAAAGGAAGGTCATCCACTGAAGGGTACTCTCCACTGACCGCGCTGTCAACTTCCATGCCAATACATGACACCTCGACAGTGTTGGTGTGTGGGTTTACGTATACGCGGTATACGTTATCATCATGTGGTAAGTCGTTATCGCACGACATAAAACATACCCTCACCTGCGGAGAAGCCAACATCATCAACGTAATCATTGGCTTGCAGGATATTGAGCACAGAAAGTTTCTGCATGATGTCTTCGGGTAACGTGTCTGCTGTGTACCGTTTTACGTCATCACTGATCTCTGCACCGTATGCACTCTCAGCTTTGTCGATGTCGATAACATCAAACACTTGTTGCTCCATGCGGTCGTACACTCGGACAAACCACATAGGTACGGTGCGGTTACGTAACCTAACCAACTCTTCTTGCTTAGCAAAGAATGTAGCTAGGTTCTCTCCAAACATAGTATCTATGAACTCGTGGTTAGTGTTCATCAGGTGACGTAACTCGTTGAGAAGAGAAGAACCCTCGTTGGTGCGTGAGGAATACAGGCTCGACTCCACGTCGATCACCTTGCTACGTATCTCACTGAACTCATTCTTCGCCACGTCAACCACACCATCCACTGCATTCGATGCGTCTCGCATACGTGTGCCTGCTAGCTCTTGCGGTGACATCATGCGTATAAACTTCTTAGCATTACGTACTGCCACATCAAAGTTGGTAGACATTTTCATGAAGTATTGACTGCTGTACTCAGCGTACTTACCGTTCACAATCGTACGTGCTTGCACGACGTACATGTCGGTGCCATCGCCTCCATCACGGTAGTCACCGTATGCAACCCAACCCAACACGTATGGGCAATCGTCTCGGTATATCCAGTAGCTTGCGCGATCACGTGGGTGCATCTTCACACGTAACTCTTTACATACCCGTTCGGCAAAGGGTGTAGTATATTCGGCACCGTTGGTATTGTCGGTAACTGTACCGCCTGTTGTTAGTGCCTCACTAACAAGTTTGTATTCATATCTAGCCATTGTCGTTCTCCTTAAACTTAGCCGTTTCTGATTTTATTGAACGCATCATGTATTTGTTGTGCGCGTCTCTTCATTGCCATACGTGCCTCGAATGTTTCTTCTGTCTCGGCACGTTGTTCAATCTCGCGTACGCGGAAGGCTACGGTCTCATCCATAATCTTCAACGCTTCTTCATACTCCATTGGACGGTTACTTAGGTCGGTCATATCACATCTCCCTTGATGTTATGTTTACGTGCTTACCTGTATCAGGCTTTGCACTCTTGTTGTCTAAGATGCACCATAGCACAGGGCAAGACCACTGACCCCATGATCCACCAAGGTACCCATCGGTGAGAACAATCGCGGCTTGTGGCTTGACACCATGCTCGGTGAGGTAGTCGGTAACGCACTCAACATTAGTGCCACCACCACCCTTGGGCTTGGTAGTCTTCACCAGTTCGTCTAGCTGGTGCATGTCGTACTTCTCGTCCTGACACACACGTGTGTCCCAGTAGAGTAAGCGGATATGATCAGGGTGTACCGTGTCGCAGATAGCCTGTATCTCTGACATGAAAGCTGTAAGTTCTAACTGACCAATGGAGCCTGACGTGTCAACGGCAATGACCAGTTCACCCACCTGCTCGCTGATACCGCTAGGCATGTAGTAACCTGATGACACGTAACGTCTGTTCGGTCGTTGCCATGTCGAGTAGTCACTACCTGCACATGTGGTCTGAATAAACTCACGCAATACCTCGCGCCAATCTATCTGCGGTGTAAGTAAATCCTCAAGATCACGATCACCACCTGACCCCAACTTACCTGCGATCAACGCACCCTGACGTATCGCCTCGTCAACATCACGATCTAACTCGCGCTTCTCATCTGGTGTAAGGTCGGCGGCACCATCCCAGTCATGGCTGTCGAACCCTTGTGGTGGGCCGTTATCACCTGACCCATCACCGTCACCGGCATCACCTACAGCAGTGTTTTGTGTACCTGTTGTACCATCTTCACCACCATCGTCACCTACAGCAGTGTTTTGTGTACCAGTAGTGTCACCTGACCCCTGTTGGCTATCTTGTGGTGAGCCGTTATCACGTAGGTCATTGAATACTGCGGCGCTGTCCCAGTCACGGTACTTCACATCGAGACACCCACCTTGCGGCATGACTGCCCAACCATCTCGGTTGTCATCGGAAATCTTGACGTTGATCACATAGTCACACGCTTGGTTGGCAAGCTGAGCATCTTGGTCGTGCAGGTGTCGCCATGTGGTGAGATGTTTATACAGCTTGTGGTACACCTCGTGCAGTACAAGGAACCGTAGTTCTGCATCGTTGAGCGAGTCAATGAAGTCTCGCCCATACATCTCGTCACGTCCGTTGGTACATGCCGTTGGTATGTTGTCCACCACCGAACGATCACCGATCATGAGGACACCTGCGAGGGCAACGTATTTGGGGTTGCCCATGATGTCAACGACAGCTTTGGACAGTCGTTGCTCTGGGGTAAGTTGTTTACCTATTGCTAACATAGTCTTCTCCTTACTTCTTGTCGGCGGCGAACATGTAGTTGTTGTCCATTGCCCATTGAGTAAACTTCTTGTTGGTCATCACGATCTTGCGGTGCGCATACTTCTCGGCACTACAACCATTGGCGAACATACCTTGCGCTTCCTTGTCGAGGCGCACCATGTAGTCCATCCATGAATCAACCCAGTCAGCTCCGAGAGTAGACAGGCTACGGTAAACAACCATACACACGGCGGCGGCACTGTCTGGTACCTTGGCTGTCTTGGGTTCGTCCTTGATAGATTGCAGTGACGGTAGTTGGTCGGACAGTTTAACAAAGGCCATCAAGTCCATCGCGCCACGTTCACCAATGGTACCCATGAGTAAACCTGTTAACGTCTGATCATCGAAGTGCTCCCGTGTTTTCAACCAGTCGGACGCGGCCTCAAGTGAGCGCGGTGTAACAAACGCGGTGCGTTGTTGCTTGGGGTGGTAGATGTAGGGATTGTCATCGGGGTCTTTGACATCCTCGAAACCATAGAACAAATGGGGGTTGTCCTTACACCAACCAAGTAGTGTGTGGTCAACACCGTTGTTAATACCCCACTCGATCCACTCCATGTTGTCGGGTTTACGTGCGGTGATCACTGTGATCCGGTTCCTCGCATGTGGTGGTAGTAGATCACCAACACCCTCGGCACCAAGGTTAGTCGTCGCAAACACTAAGCTGTCAGGGTGCAGTTCGTACCCACCGATCTTGCGCTCCAACATGACACGTAACAGTGCGTTCTTCACCGCAGGGTTGGCCTTGCCATACTCGTCGATCATGAGAATGATAGGGGTCTTGTGGTGTGCGCCCAGTTCCTCGTTGGTCGCGTACGAAACGTAATCGGCGTTATCAAGTTGGTTCATCTTGGGTATGGTGATGTCGCCTAAGTCCTTGGTGGTACAGTCGAAGTAGCACGGTGTGTGCTTGGGTAGGTCACGTGATAACGTGGTAAGTAGTGATGACTTACCTGTACCCATGTGCCCTTGGACAAGGATGGTGCGCTTGTCCCCACCGTTGAGTATTGCTGTTGCGATCTGGTCTAAGCCAAGTGCGTACATTTGAATTGCTGAGTTCATAGTATTTCTCCGTTGATTTGTTAGTGCGGCACTAACTGATTAAAGGTCAATTGATGGAAGTGCTTTGATGACATCATCTACAGCACGTTTAGTTTCTGCGCGAAGGTAGCCATCCTCGCGTAGTGCGTCTGGTGTAATACCACGTAGGGCATCGTCCAGTTTCATGCGCATCGCTGACATCTGACTGTCACCTGTTACGTTGCACACATCCAGTAGTTCGACGAGATCGACCACGTTGGATACTAGCGTGTCACGAAACACTTTCTTCTGTTCGTGATCGGCATAGTCGAGACGCTCTGACATCTTGGTCAATGCTTTGAACGCTCGTTGCCATACGTCATTCATGGCGTTGGTCAGTTGCTCGGAGTAGTAGGTCTGGTAGTGCTCACGTACTAACTCGTTACCCTCGTTACCTATATCCACCCTGAAATCACCTGCGTCTGGCAGTGGTATATATGAGAAGCGAAAGTTGAACTTGTTGGCTATGCTCTCCGCCGATGGATAGTCATCGTGTGAAAACAAGTTGCCAAGCCGTGCCTGTGACTGACTGATCGCCCAGTCGTACGTGTCAATAAACTTCTGAACCATTCGGCTGTACTCGTTCTGAACCTCGGTCATAGCTTGGTGGTATTTGAAATACTGAGCAGTCGGTAGTAATCGAAGGCCAGTATCAGACCACGGCATTGTCATGCTGTAATGTAGGTTACGAACATTAGCGGTAAACTTCTGTACCGCCGTGAGTTCATCGCAGTTACCCAGTAACTTCTTGTGGACGTTTGCGATACCTGCATCGGCATGGTTGGTTGTGGTGACATCTTTTGATGCACGCTTGTCTAGCTTGCGCCCAGTCCATGTACTGATGCTTAACTCTACCAACATAGATGAAGAGCCAATGGATGGTGCTGTTACCGCAGGTTGATTTGTTAGTGCGGCACTAACATTGCTTTCGTGTGACATGTCGTTCTCCTGTGTGACATTTGGTTTAGGTTGTTGGTGAGAGGCTACCTGTCATAGGACAAGAGGGGGAACCGTTGAAACCTCCCACCAACATAACTATTATGCCACAAATAGCGAGACATGTCAAATGATGTCAGGACGTGTGTAGAAGTGTAATGTTCTGTTGTTTTGTGTAAAGTTCTTATATTGTTCGGAAGCAAGTCATTGATTTACATACAATGTTCTAATGTTCGCTAATTTGGGAAGTGAGAACTCGCTCGGAGGGGGGCCGACGAGGGCGTACAGAAACGTACATTGTTAGTGCCACACTAACTTTACCTATTGTATATAACTTTCTTTAAAACGAACAATATATATAAATAATAAGAAAACTAAACAAACTAAAAAAGCTGATAGGCAGGTTATGCTAGCGCATGGCGGTAATTGCCACTGGTTGGCACCAAACGCAAATGTACGATTGATAACTAGATAAAACGAACATTAGCCGAACATTACGAACATTAGCGCGAACAAAGGCTCAGCGCGACACAAGTAACTGGTATCGTGTGTTAGTGTGACACTAACAAAGCCAGCAGGCTGCGCTATACGCGATCATGTGATGACGTGCACACGTGAGGCTCAGCGCGACACTAGGAACTGGTATCTTGTTGTTAGGGCTACACTAACAATCGTGCTGCCCGGTGGCTCTAAGGTGTCACGTGGTAACACGCACACACGAGGCTCAGCGCGACATGAGGAACTGGTATCGACTGCGCCGAAGCGCAGGCATAAAAAAACCCCGCCGAAGCGGGGTTGATCTTAGTTGACAATTGAATCCCAAATTGCCGTGGGTGTTAGGCAAGAGTTAGTTGCTGTCCAATATGATTGATCCCATGACTCACAACCTAGTAACAAGTTAATGAAGATGAAAGCAAACAAGAGGCCGATTGCGAAGGTGGCCGCTAGGCCACCTCCTATTTCAATCAAGCGCTTCACTTGAGCACCGCCAAGGCTAGCTTCACTTTGGCAACCATATCAGTCACATCAAAGTTAGGCTCTTCTGCTGACTGGCAGACCTTGATAACATCGTTCAAGTTATCGCGGACCCGTTGATCAAGCGGACGGTTGCGTGATCCTGCGCCGTCTGACTTGTCAGCATTCAAGCGCTTGCCTAGTTGAGTTTTGAAGTCACCGATGCGGGCGTTGATCTGTTGTTGCCAGTACCGCTTGTCTGACTTCTGCGTTTCAGTCAAAGAGTTAGTAGGCTTGGCTAGCAATGCCTGATTAGTCTTAGTGAAGCCTAGCACAACCGCCGCTTTAAGCGCCGTCCATTCATCCGCGTGGATGGTTGAACCGTCTGACTTCGGGCTGATGTAATCAGTCACCTTGTCAAAGCCGTCTGCTACCAACAGGTCAAGCGCCGCGACGCCCGCCTTGTCTGCCTTGATGCCTAACTCTACCGCGCTTGCGATTTTCTCTTGTGTTGCTGTGTTTAAAGTACGCATGTCAATCTCCTATGTGTTGACAGTTTAAGTTATGTCAGCAGGTTCCCCCTGATGACAATTACACTATGCCAAACATATGATAACAAATCAATAGATAAACTGACAGGATGACAAGTTTACACAAACCTCGATAGGCTTGTTAGTGTCGCACTAACAAAACAGGATAGGCCAGACCCTACCCGCCCCCCATAGGCCACTTCACAGCTTGGGACTCCCTATCTCCTATGTATTACTAATATGTACGAATAATTGTGTTTTTTCTGAGTTCGGTACCCCCACCCCCCTTATATATGAAACACCCCCCACTAGGAGTCCCAACCTCCTTGCACAAAAACAAATTATTGTGTATAACTCGGCAGTAACGGTTAACAACCTGCGGAAACAGTATGTCTTTAATGCTCGAACCAGAGATTGGTGTACCATACTCGGATGAAATTCCGTATATGGATTTGCGTGCACGCGCAGAAGCTGCGTGTAATACTGCTTCTATGCTAGGAGAACACGGGTTGGACCTACAACCTACCAGTGAAGACGAAGAAATCGCAGCAAAAATTTCTTTGGCCTATGCTGATAACCCCGAAAAGACCTCTAAGAAGGTTTCTACTAAGCGTGCGTCGGCTTTACCGCCCGCCGCGCTGGTCGCTACTCACGGAATCCTGACTCAATTCGGTCATTCGGTCGTAGAAAGCGCCGTACAAGTCCGACATTTGGTTACAAACAAGCTCATTGAAGAGACTGAGAACCCCGACCCCCGCGTTCGTATCCGAGCATTAGAGCTTTTGGGTAAGATTTCGGACGTTGGGCTGTTTACAGACAAGACCGAAGTCACAATTACCCACAGAACCACTGATGAACTGCGCGAAAGCCTACGCAATAAGCTGTCAAAGCTGGTAAACCCCGAAGAAGACGTGATCGAAGCAGAGTTTGTGGACCCAGATGCCATAGATATTGATGCGGAGCTAGGTATAGAGGACGAATCGGATGAATGATATGTCCTTAGACTTCTCTGAAGACGATATTCAGCGTCTGTTGGACAATTTAGATAGCTTTTCGCCAGACGAGATAGCTGAAATAGACAAAATGGCGGGGGAATTGAACACCCGTAAGCAGAATAAGGCCGCATACGACGATCTTATAGCCTTCTGTAAGCTCATGATGCCCGAGTTTATCGTTGGTAAGCACCATCGCATACTTGCTGACATGTTAATGGGTATTGAGAAAGGGGATAAGGACCGTGTTTGCGTGAATATACCCCCCAGACACGGCAAATCACAGCTTGTTTCTATCTTCTACCCAGCATGGTTTTTGGGTAGAAACCCTGACAAGAAGGTCATGATGGTGTCCCACACCACTGATTTAGCGGTGGACTTTGGACGTAAAGTACGTAACTTAATAGCAACAGATGCTTACCGATCAGTATTTCCTACAGTAAAACTAGCACAGGATAGCAAGTCAGCAGGTAGATGGAACACGAACGTCGGAGGTGAATATTATGCGTGTGGTATTGGTTCTGCTTTGGCTGGTCGTGGCGCTGACTTATTGCTGGTGGACGATCCACATTCTGAACAAGACGTTATCAACGGCAACTTTGAAGTGTTCGCCAAAGCCTACGAGTGGTTTACCTTCGGAGCGCGTACTCGTCTCATGCCGGGGGGCAGAGTGGCAATAATTCAAACACGCTGGCATATGGATGACCTGACAGGACGTGTGACAAACGACATGGCGAAGAACGACCGCTCGGATCAATACGAGGTTGTCGAGTTCCCTGCTATACTAGAAGTACAAAATAAGAAAACGAAACGCTATGTGGAGAAACCACTGTGGCCTGAGTTCTTTGACTTAGAGGCACTGTTACGTACTAAGGCGTCAATGCCTACGTTCCAATGGAACGCTCAGTACCAACAGAATCCTACGTCTGA